ACAGAACAAATGTACATGAACCTACAGTTGTCTCAACCAGTGTTTGATGTTACTGAACTAGATACAAAATGGAATAGGATGCCCTACCAATGGAAAGAGGGTAGACCTGATGGATACATTAATCATTTCTTGGCACGTACTAAATTCGAAATGCCAAGACTTCAATACACAAGGTTAAGCATATGGCAACCTACTTAGAGATAGCGGCAGAGAAGCAAAGAGGATTAAACTGGGTTGGGGTCAATATTGAATCTCACGCAGGTATCGACAAAGTAGATCTGACAAATCTGCCTACACAATATTCTGACAATCAGTTCGATGGGATCTACAGTGAGCATTTCATTGAGCACCTATACAAGTATCAGGGTATTAATTTTTTCAAGGAAGCATTTAGAATTCTCAAAAGTGGTGGAGTCATACGTACAGTTTGGCCTCCTTATGAGTTTGTCCAGAGACTGGTATCCTCGGTAGAACTAACTAAAAGTGAGAAAGACTTTGTTGAATACTATCACCAGAAATATATTGTCCAAGAAAAGTTTGCACCGTCTGGGAACTCTCATAGACCTAAGAGAGAACAATGTGCATTGGGACTACTCTATCAGAAGGGACAGCATCTACACTTGTGGGGTGTTAGTGAAATGATAGATACACTAGAAAATATTGGATTTAAGGATGTAAAGCGGAAACAGTATATGCAAAGCACCATACCAGACTTCAATAATATTGATACACCTGGTGTTATTAGAGCATTACATTCTGCAGTGATCGAGGCACGTAAACCATGGTAACAACTGTTGTAACAGAATTCACTGATGCTCAAATATATTTTCACTACTGGTCGCCATTACTAATCAAGCATGGTGAAGCAAAGTTCGTGATGCACAGATCAAACAATAAGTTTCACTACGAACAAGATAATCTTATCTGGGCAAGTAGTTTTGAAGAAGCAATGTCTAAGGTAGACGGAGACCACGTGGTGATTACAGATTTCAATGCTGTTCCCACATACAAGTTTATGACTCTTGTTCCTAAGATGGGTTCACGTAATGAGATTATTATACCAAACTGGGCAGGGTACATGTCAGATCCCCCAACAGAAAAACCCAATACCTTTGCTGTTCCCAGAGAAAGATATAAAGGCGAGACCGCAAAAGAATATATCATAAAGAATGATCCTAAGATTAGGAACATAAGTTCTATGTATTATGTGAGATGAAATGGTAACTGCAGAAAAACAAAGAATATATAGAGCAAATGAAAAACGCAAATGGAGAGATTTTAAAAATACTATTCCATGTGCTCGTTGTGGATTAAAGGATTTTAGAGTTCTAGATTTTCATCACAGAGATCCTAAACAAAAAACTGGAGAAGTTAATAGATTCGTAAAAGATAGTATGTACACAAGAGCATATGCAGAAGTAGAAAAATGTGATCCATTATGTGCCAACTGTCACAGAATTCACCACCACGAATATGGAACTCCAGGACCTGCAGGTAGATACATAAATCAGGTTTTTGTTCCCTGCGAAGTAATAATTGAAGCACCAACTCTAGAGGAGTTTATGGTATGAAAACATTAATTTATCAATACTATGATGGTGAGGTAACATCTGGTCATCAAGCAGGTATTGATGCTATGAAAGAGTATGCAGAGAGAATAGGATCTGAATATCTATTTGAATTGAATCCCAAGTGGAGAACGGATCTCGGTAGATACTCACCACACTACGGAACATTCAAACCTATCTACACAGATAGTTTCTATGAGTACGATTATGTAATGTATGCAGATACTGATGTTATTCCAAGACAGGGACTTACTGATAATATCTTTGAAGTATTCGATGCAACTGGTTGTGAGGTTGGCATCTGTGAAGAATGGAATGCACCATCTGCACGTAAAAAATATACTATTGGTGGTGGGATCAATAATGCCAATGATGAGAAGTGGGTTGAGGTTATCGAGAAAACCTACAGTACAACAATGCCTAGGACTGAAGGTGGATTGCCAAAAGTATTCAACTCTGGTATGATCATTTGGTCTAAGGATGGTATGCAAAAAGCAAGAGATAAGTTTCTCAAGTTCTCTGGGTTCCAAGCAGTTGTTAGGGGTGCAGGGTTACCAGATTTTTATATGTGTGACCAACCATACATACATGCGATGTTAGAAGTTTGCGACTTCAACTGGGAGATAATGCCCTACACGTGGAACTCATCTGTACATTACGATCCTGGTGACAAGTCAATAGACCGCGCAGTTATAGATCTAAGGAATGATGATTATAAGTTTGTACATATACAAATGAGTGGCGCAGGTGATTGGAGTGCTGATAGGATTCACGAATGGACAAAAGAAATTTAATAATCCAACACTGGAACGGATCTCTTCCAGAGTGGGCAAGACTAGCAACGGAAACAATCAGGCGATATGCCAATGCTTGTGAGGCAGACTACGAACTTGTCACTGGATATCCGATGGGCAAAGAACGTGGAGTGCTTGCCCAGAAACTTATTTTCCTAGACGAGAAATATGACAAGTATGATCAAGTACTTTTACTTGACACTGACATGGTTGCGACTAATAGGTTCGACAATTGTTTCAATGTCAAGGGAATAGGAAGACTACATCAAAAAGGTATGGACACACAAAACGGAAGTCGTAATGGTCGAAAGTGGGGATACTACTGGAGACAAGGAAGTCCGATGTTCTTTGGCAACTATATAAAACTGAACCGAGAACAAAGACAAACTATTAGACCATACCTACCAAGCAAAGCACAGTTTATAATATCTAAAGATCAGGGTGAAGAACCAAACGATGAAATCATTTTGAGTTACATGATGAGGGAGTCAAGATTGGAAATGGTGCCACCTCTTAATACTCAACATGCTAGGTTCTGTGACTTGCCAGAAGAAGCGGCACCCAATGCAACCTTGTTACATTTTTGTGGTGGTCGCAAGAGAAACGTGATAGGGTGGATACGTGAACATAGAAAAGATATATTATGAATATTATATTACAACACTTCGAACCTCAAGCACATAACATTGGCAAACCTATGCCATACATTGTGCAGGAGAGTGTAAAGAATATCTCTGCATATGCAGAACGGATGGGTGCTGAATATAAGTTATTATCTGGACATCCGTTTCAAGAGGGACTGAGATCTCAATGCCAAAAGTGTGCAGGTATCAATGAAGAGTATGACGATTACGATGTTGTTGTAGTTCTCGATACCGACAAGTTTATGGTAAAGGGTTGCGATAAAAACATATTCGAGGCAGAGGGTATTGCTTCGTTTGATGAGATCCACAGAACCAGAGTCATGAATAATTTCTGTAGAGAGTTTCCTAGACTGGGTAACCCAGAGTATCCAATATGGTCAGGTGCTTGTTACGTTATGCCAAGAGAGTTCAGACAGTTGATGAGAAAACAGATCAACCCTGCCATGCGTAAAGTGTTCGAACAGATTAGTCCGAGACCTTTTGTCGATGAGGGAATATTTCATGTTCTATGTCATAAGGCAAAATTTAAATTAAATAAATATCTGGATGAACGATGGGACTATAGCAGTTACCTGCCAGATCCGCAAGATGCTTACATGCTACATATAAGACATAAACCAAAGAGTCGAGAGGAAAACCTCAATGACCTTATGAACCAAGGAATTATATAATGAGAAAGATATTAATCAGTTTAGGATCTAACAAGGGCGGTGAGTTTCCTACCTTTACTAAATGTGATCAGTATGATCCTGCATTTGAGATATTCGCATTTGAACCAGAACCAAGATGCTATGAGTTTATCGAGGAAGTTCAGAAGACTGTACCAAACATCACCCATATAAAGAAGGGCGCATCTACTCAGGATGGTGAACTGACGTGGAGAGTTGGAAGGTTGACAGTATCAGGAACATTAGATCTTACAAAGAAACCCGACATGATGTCAGGAGAAACAAAAGTTATTCCTGTTGTCGATGTATCTAAATGGATTATGGAGAACTTCGAAAAGGACGATCACATCCTAATGACAATTGATATCGAGGGCACAGAGTATGATGTCATTGATAAGATGTATGAGGACGGTTCTATTGAGTGGATAGATAAGTTATATGTTGAATGGCATGGCAATAAGTCTATTGGGTTCGATATGAAAAGGGAATACAAATTGCAGGAGAGATTAGAAAATACCTTTGGCAATAGAGTCTGGTTTGGTTGGATCGAGGGTGACATGGCACGAGCAAGATCTACAATGCCACAGACAAAAGGCAATTTCTATAATATGATATGAAACATTTATGTATCACTCTTTCTAACCATGACATATCCGAAGTAGGATATTCTAAATTAGTAACATCATCAAAGAAGGTAAAAAATGATTTTGAGATTGAAAAGTTTGAGGCAATACTGCCAGAACAAGTTGAACAGATTTGTAAAGACTACAAGATTAAATGGACTTATCCGTGGGAAGGAGAAAGTATCGACTTCGCGTCAGGACTTACCCTTCGCTCGTACCCGACTGCGAGGCGGTCTTCACGAATAGCATGTTTCCTAAGTCACTATAAGATCTGGAGACAAGTGGACAAATCTAATGAACCTGCCCTTGTATTTGAGCACGATGCGGAGTTTGTAAAAAAGTTAAATTATGACTTTATTTTAGATTCAAAGTATGATATAATAGGTATTAATAATCCACTAGGAGCAACCAGAAGATCTAAAGAATATTATTCTGCAATACAAAGAGGTGCTAAGATTCAACCTGTTCCGAGAATAGACAACTTCAATATACCTCAAGGTCTTGCAGGAAATAGCGCATACATAATAAAACCGAGAGGAGCAAAGGCATTGATAGATGCTACTACGACTCATGGAATGTGGCCTAATGATGCTTTGATGTGTTATCAGTTGATAAACAATCTGGGAGTTACTAGGGATTTTTATACAAAGGTACAAGGACTGAAGTCCACAACAACGAGATAGATTATGAAACATTATGTGATTACGATCATGGACAATGAGAACTCTGTGAGTTCAGCAAAGCGAACTATAAAGTCTGGTTGGCAGTTTGGTCATAAGACTGAACACTGGGAAGCAACAACCCCCAAAGATAATCCAAGAAAGATTATGGAAGAAAAGGGAATAGATCCTGCAGGGTTCGAAGAGAAGTGGTCGCGTCATGAAAACTGTATGGCGGCATTCCTATCTCATTATTCTCTCTGGGAAAGATGTGCATTCGAGAATGAAGACTTTCTTATTCTAGAACACGATGCAGTCTATGTAACGCATGTTCCAAACACAATGATGCTTCAGCACGTTGGCACGATAGGCAAACCATCCTACGGATCTTACAACACACCTGCACATATTGGTTGGGGTCCTCTGACTCAGAAACCTTACTTTGGTGGAGCACATGCATACATTGTGAAACCATCTGGTGCTTGGCACTTGATGGAAATGGCACAGAAGAATCCTGCACCTACAGATGTTTTTTTAAATAAAACAAATTTTCCGTGGTTACAAGAATGGGGTACGTGGTGCGTAGAGGTTCGAGATAACTTTACAACTATTCAGAACGAGAGTGGTTGCCAAGCAAAGCATAATTACAATCCAGATTTATATCATATAGAAAATGTCTAAGAAAGAAATACCACAAGCATTCCTAATAGGTGCAGATAAAGAAACTGAGTGGATGATCGATTGGTTCATCACCACTTACAGAAATTGTGGCAACATGCAGAAGTTTGTTTTTGCTGATTTTGGTTTGAGTCCAGATGGCAGAAAGTATGTAGAGAACCATCCGATGATTATCGGAGTCATGGAAATGGAGAATAAGCAACCGAAAGCATGGTTCCTAAAACCAGAGGCAATGTTCTTCGCACCAGTACGCAAATGTATCTGGTTAGATATGGATATGGAAGTCAAAGAAAAGATCGATGATATGTTTGATCTTTTGGTTCCTAATAAACTTTGCATGATAGAAGACAAACCATGGACAAAGAGACGTGGTGAGAGGTGGTTCAACTCTGGTGTTGTTGGGTTCATAGATAAACCAAGAATACTAAGAGAGTGGGCACTCAAGACTGCAAATAAAAATCATTTAGAAGTTGGAGATCAAGAAGTTCTACATTCTATGTTGAACCCCATTACACAACTTACTTATATTCATGAGTTGCCAAACGAGTACAATGTACTCCGTTTACAAGTCGAACTAGATAACTACAAAGGTCCTAAAAAGATTATTCACTGGACTGGGGCAAAAGGTAAAGAAAGAATTAAGGAGATTATGAATGCCTAGGGTAGTACACATTCTTGGGAATGGTGATATGGCACCGTTGTATCAAAAGCATGAACGTAAGGGTATGACATTAACTTGTAACCTACCGCCATTTTCTGTGAAGTCATATGCCACTGCTATTGTTGATTTTAAGTTTATGAGATCTATCGATAAGGGTGAGATCATTGTACCTGGTGAGTGGATATGTGGGATACGTCCAAAAGCATACTGTGACAGGTTTCCTAATTTTTATATGAAGATTGCCAGACATATAAAAGAGTTTTACACCAAGAAACCAAAGTATGCTAAGAACTACACAGATCTAAACTGTGGTCACTTTGCTACATACTGGGCATTAGAAAAAGGTAAGGCAGATGTTGTTCACCTGTATGGGTTCGACTCTGTATTTGATTTCAACCTACGTAGTTACACTGATCTGGTTCTACATTCAGATCGTGGTAATACAAATAACAATCGATTGATCGATAACTGGAGACCTATCTGGGAAGGTATGTTCAGACAATTTCCAGACACAGAGTTTGTATTCCACCATAAGCACGATGATCTAAAATTAAATAAAACAGAAAATGTGCGTATAGAAGTAAATAATTAAAAAAAAGACTTGACATTCATTTCTAACTGTGCTAGAGTATTCTTGTAGTTAGGAGATAATCATGATTGAATATAGTGTCGAAGGTGGAACTAGGCGAGAACGAGAGATCGTTGAGAATGCCTTTTGCTTCGCATTACGTGAGTTGATGCCTAGGAAAAGAAACCTAGAAGTAAACTTCACACTTAGAAACATGGAAGAGAATTCTGACGGTTGGCATCTTTACTTAGGTAATGGTGAGCATGAAATAGATCTTCAAAGAGGAATGACTGAAGCAGAACTTGTTACTGCAGTGTTCCACGAAATGGTTCACTTGAGACAGTACGAGAGAAACCAGTTGACTGATAACGGATTCACCAAAGGTTGGGGTGGAGAAGAATATATCTACGTCTGGTCTACTATCGAAGAGTACAAAGCATTTCCTTGGGAAGAGGAAGCATACAGACTTCAAGAAACTTTATTTGAAAATTATGAAAAAAGTGCTTGACATCCGAATCAGTTTATGTTATTATAATTTTTGTGAGAGGAAATGAAATGGAATTAGATACTGAACAATTGGAAAAAATGCCTACTCCAATTAAATTAAATGTAGAGGAACACGATTGTTTTGAACATGCAATCCCATACGAATTCTATGCAGATGGACGTAGATACCATGGTTATGATTGCGGATTATGTGGCGAATTATTACAGACTGGTTAGGAGAGAGATATGACCGAGTATACATTTGAAAACGAATTAGTTAGTGACCTTCATAAGGACGCACGTAACCATAGACCTACTTCTGGTTTTATGGCAATGTGGAATGATCTAAATGATGATCAGAAGCAGGAGTGTTGGGACAATCTCATTGCAGAGATGAAACTGTCTCAGGAACAGGAGAAGGCATCTGAGAGTGCGGCACTTTCTGTTTTCAAGACAGATCTTGCTATGACTATGCAAACCCTTATGAAAGATTGGAAGGGTGCATTGGTTGCGATGGCAAGACATCGTGAAAACATAGTTATCGATTCTGCATGGTCTGCAGAGAATAGTCAGAACCTAGAACACTTCCTCTGGAAGCAGGGTCTTGGTTTCGGGAAGATCGATGAGATCGTAAGTAAGTTCTTCCCGAACAGAATTTTATAGAAGGAGATTTAGAGTTACCTTTGACGAAAGGTATCGTGGTGACTGAATAATGGGTGTTCGTGCCCATAAGGTAATGTCCAAGGATCTTAGCGGATCGTCTTAGCGGATGCAGACAGGTTGGAAAGCGAGATTAGCGGTGAGCGAACAGTGCGAGTACATGCAGGTATTCCCGAATCCTGCCCACATATAAATAGTTTCAAGGAAGGAGTCTATCATGAAATTATGTGACGAAACACATACCAAAATGATTATGCATATTCTGCAAGAGGGGCATCATCTTCCTTTGAATAAAAAAGGCAAAGTAAACCGAGAAGGTATCGAAGATGCTATCACTGTTGGGATGTACAGTAAACAAGTCCCTGCTTTAGATCAAGAAGACGTTGATTGGATTTGCATGTTGATAAATGATTTGGTTTCGGATTACAAGCGTAATCCATCGGAATACCGACAGAGTTGACGGATCTCTCCTCTCTCTCTTAACTACAGATTCTCCTCTGTCGGTTGTTCAATTTATATAAATAACGCCATGGGGTTGCTACCTAATAAGCACGTGCAGGATCAAGGTTAGTCCTGCTTCAATTTTAGCAAGGGACAAAATATGAAACAACTAGCAGTAGCAGGGTTAGTACTTGCCTTATCAAGTACATCCGCAATGTCTGCAGAGATCTGGGGTGGTTTATCATTGGACAACGAAGTCAATGGTGAGTACAATATCGATCAAGAGGACTTAACAATTAACTGGACACCAGAAGTCGGGTTTAGTACTTGGAATATCGATCTAGCAGTATCATCCAAAATACCTGTATGGGCAAAAGACGAACTAGCATTAGCAGATGTTCTAGAAGATGGTTCTAGACCAAACATCGATATGTCAGCAACATATGTACTGACAGAAGGTTGGGAAGTGTACGGAAAAACTCATTGGGACATTGATGCATCAGAAATGGGTGACATCAAAGTTGGCGCAACACTTAATTTTTAATTAAAATGAAAGTTGCTGATTATATAATAATTGGTTTAACATCTTGGATATTGACCCAGAATGTTATGGTTGGCAACTTTTTCTTTGCTACCCTGATCTATTGGATCTGGGAAAACTACGTTACATGGAGAGCAATTGATGGACGATGATTTTGATTTTGGTTTTACTGCCGTAGACGAATCCGAACTTGAGATAGTTCAACAGAAACAAAAAGCATCTGAGGATGCTAAGTCTGAGGCATATGGAACTCAGGCAAAACTGGATAAATTGTACAACGCAATTTTACCACTACTAACTAATCTTAAAAAGAATCCCGAAAAGGAATATATTCTGTGGCCTAATCGAATCGAAAAGGTCGATCAGTTCGAGGATCATTTAAGAAAAATTTATAATTCTTAAAAAAAATTATAAGTCATTGATTCTAAACGAATCTTTTTTTCACTTTTTTTCATTTTTTACTTGACATTCCTCTCAAAATATGCGATAACATATATGTAATCAGAGAGGAAATCAAATGGCAAATATAGAATTCATAGCGGCAGAAAACGGTGGTGTCGAGTTTTATGACGGTAACCACGGTTTAGTTGGGTTTGCGACTAGTGCACAAATGGTTGCTTACATACTTCAGACTCATGGTATGGATGAAGCATGGATGAGTAGTTCTATGGACTTCGCAAACGAATATGGGTTTGCTACTGCCGAAGGAGCAAAAGAATTGTTGCAAGAGGGCATTGATTTGTACAATGCCGCAGATCACGCAAATTGTAAATTAAACGCAGAGGAGTTAGTGTAATGGCGTATTTTTACCAAGATTGGAAAGACAAGAAAATGACTGTTGAAGTAGACGGTCAGTTCATGTTGAACTTTGCTGAAGCAGAACTTCAGATGGCAGAAAATCTTGAGAACTCTGCAATCAATCTTAGAGAAGGTGCTTCTGATGAGAAGGAAGCGGCAATCAGACACATCGAACATATTGCCGATTGTTTGAGAAAAGGTAAATTAGAATTAAAGTGGAACATTAGTTAGAGAGGATTTGTTCGTTATGCAATTTAATGTTGAAACAATTGATATACCCAACATCGATACCTACGTGGGAACTATCCCTGCAGGATTTGATTTAGTTGTTTATGATAAAGGCACACCACCAGAAGACGGTATGGTTTGCTATGGGTTTGATGAAGTTGGTATGATGGATGCCGCATTTGAAACCCCTGTATATGCGTTTGTGAAATTGGAGAGAGTTCAATGATATACATTTTGGAATTTGTAAATTATGTAAAAGGTTTCTACAGTAAAGGTGGTATCTATGATATGGGTGCTACTGATATGCAGATCTTTGAAGCGACTAGCAAGTATATCAAAGAGGTTGGATTTTATTCTGAAGAGAACAGTCTAGGTTTCTCTGGAGATAGTCTTGATCGTGAACACGTCAGAGACATCATGATTAGGGATTTCGGTTTAGTTTTCCCTACTCCTAATGTGGACGACAGTAATCTAAAGAGGGTTTCGTAATGGGTTTAAATATTTCAGTTTATCGTAATGCAGAATTTGACACCGATTGTACAAATGGTGGTATCACCAGTATGTTCAATCAATTGAATGTGGTCAACGTTTCAGGTCCTTTTGAACCTCAACCAGATTGTCCACCAGTTCTTTTGGTTGATGATAGACCATGTGGAAAACCGTACCCAAAATTAGTTCCTGCAGTCTGGAATGAGATTGAAGAATGTTGGGAACGTGCAAAAGGTTGGTTCATGGCAGGTGGTAACTATGCAGGAACCAGTGATAGTCGATTTAGGTCAGAAGGTATGACTGCAGGAATTTTACCAGTACATGATAGAACAGAGGGTTAATTATGAATATTGAAAAAGACATGACACGATCAGAACGTCTCGCAGTGATCCGAGAACATGCTGAAAAGTTCAACAAGAAGTTGAAACGCAATCAACGTGTCCGAAAAACGGAGACGGTATCTCTTGATAAATATACAAACCAAGAGAACATTAACCACTGGACTGATGCAAGTCAGTATGCAAACCAGTACTACGGTGATGTCTATCGACAAACAACGAGGTATGATAATGACTGGGATTGAGCGTTTCATGGTTCGAGTAATGGAACTTGAAGAGAGGATCAAAGAACTTGAATCACAAGTTGCGGCATTGCAAAACAATTCATAAAGGATGCGATAGCGGAATCGCGGAACCTCACTGTTCTCATATAGTGAGGTTTTCGCTATCCACATGTGCTTCACACGCAACCCTGATGAGCATGTTGGGATCTGCCTTTTTGTTTGCTCAACAGAATGCAGACGATAACCTAACAGACAAACCTTTTAATATTTGTATTCTATTCCCAGTGGATGAATACACGAAGAGAAAACCAGAGAATGCAGAATCGATGTACGACACATTGATTTATTTTCTGGAGAATATGAGCACACCTAAAAATGGTGTGGTGATCAGTATCTACCATATCGATACTCTGGGACATATGAATGAACAGTGGTTGCATGGTAACTTCTGGCATTTCGAGAAACAATGGTCTCCAGAGGACGAATATGTTACAGTTCATAGACACGAACCCCTGATGTCTCGACACAGAATAAATGGTACGGTTCAATATGAAAATCTTTACATGCCAATAATCGAGGATCTCGCAAACTCCTATGGTTGGGATATAAAAGAAATAGATTATACAATGACAATGAAAGACATTGTCGAAACAATGACTCACTCAAATTATCACTTTGCATATCTTGGCGGTACTTGGTTCCTATCTGCGATGATCGGAATACCTTCATTGTGTTGGCATCATAATCATAGAGTGTTTACCAACAAAAGAAAATGGGTGGACATCGATGGTGAAGTTCACGAGGTGGATGTTCAGAATAATTCTTGGGGAGTCACCTGCACTGGCAATGCTTGGATAAAACAATATAGTTTCGAGCATGAACGTGTACTGTCTCATCCAAATTATAATCAGTTGTGGATAGAAGACAAAGCAGATATATACAAAGCATTCGAAGACATGGAGAAAAGATTATCTTACCAATAAAGAAAGCAGTGATCGAGATTTGCGGTTCTTGCAATTATACTTGTAAGTTCTGTCCACACTCGTTTCCAGATGGTAGGGAAAAGTCTTTCAAGCGAATGATGAACTACCAGATGTTTCTGGAAGTCCTAGATCAATTGCAGGATTCGGAATGTGAGGAGATCTACTTAGAAGGATCTGGGGAACCGACTATGAATAAAAAACTGCCAGACTTTGTCAAGGCAGGAACTGATCGTGGTTTCAAGATGTCATTTATTACAAATGGTTTCTGGTTCAAAGATGATTTGATGAAGAGGACTGTGGATGCAGGAATGCATTTTGCTCGGTTCTCGGTAACTGGATACAATCCAGAATTATATGAAAAGGAAATGAGTAAGAATGCTTTTTACGAAGTTATGGATAATGCTAATGATGCTATTGGGTATGGTGCTGACATTGGGTCATATCATTTAATTCTTGATAATGACAATATAGATTATGAGGTGAATGAATACATTACCAACTGGATTGATCACGTGCCAAATGTAAAAGCATCTATCTGGAAAATGCACAACTGGTCTGGTCAACTTGATGTTGACTGGAGAATCGGAAAAAGAAAGAGAAGTTGTGGTAGACCTTTTTCCCCAGATCTTATTGTGAGGGCAGGTGGTATCGGAGATATGCAGGGTGCAGTTGTTCCTTGCTGTATGGTTTTAGGTCAAGACAGTAAAGCAGTTCTTGGTCACTTGTCTCACCAATCTATCGAACAGGTCTGGTATGGTGACGAATATAATAAATTAAGAAAAGCACATGAAATGCACGATTTCGATTCTATCGATTATTGTAAAGATTGCGATATGCTTTATGAAACACCAGAGGCACTGGTCTGGTCAAACTTCGAAGCAGACTATAATACTCTGACTGGATCTGCATTCAACATGGAAGAGTATCGAATATAAAACTTGACATTGATTTAAAATTATGGTAAACTCAGAATATGAGTGTGAAGGATTACATCGTTAGACCTACGACTATCCAAGAGGTCAGACCATTTATCGAACAGTGGCACTACTCTGAAAACGTAAATGGTTTACGTATTACCCATGTCTTTGGGTTGTACAAAGAAGACGATGAGAATCCATTCGGAGATACTTTGATTGGTGCAATGATCTATGGTGGTCTTGCCATGGCAAGTGTCTGGAAGAAATACGGTGAAGTCGAAAGTGATGTTGTCGAACTTCGAAGACTTTGCTGTATTGACGATACACCCAAGAATACAGAAAGTTATTTTATCGGACAGACTTTGCGTTGGTTGAAAAAGAATACCGACTACAAGGTTGTTGTCTCTTATGCTGATTCAAATTACAACCACACTGGGACAATTTATCAAGCAACCAATTTCGAGTATCATGGTATGACTGCCAATGGTCGAGTCATAGACTTCAACGGAAAACATTATCACGATAAAACTATTCGAACTTATTATACAGATAAGTATGGAGTAAGGAAGTTAAAACCGTATGCTCAGAAAGTGAGGGATGCTTTAGAGTCTGGAGAAGCAAAGTATGTAGAGACTACTGGTAAGCACATTTATTTATTTAAATTAAAAAAGAGAGGAAAGAAATGAGTATGCATATGATCCGTGGGGTACAAGTCCATGGAAGATCTAAGATGAAGAGAAAAGCAGGGTGGAAGAAAGCACAGGATGAACACGAGGCATTCCTAAAAAAGATGGGAGTGACTGGTAAGAAATCCACGTGGAGATCTGAGATACCAGAATACAAATGCAAAGAGACTGTACCAACCAGTGATGTCATTTGTAGTAACGGATCTAAGAAAGAGGCACAGAAATATACTGGTGACCTCATCAAGGGTATTGCTACAATGCACAAGAGCAATGCAGTACCAGTAACCAATGATAGGGATGCGAAAGCAATCGCACGTATGAGAAGATGAACCATTCTATTGATCAACTTATTCAACGAATAGATGCAATGCGAGATCTTGCTGTAAAGGCAAACAGAGTTAGAAATCAATACTCAGGTCAATCAAGAAAAGATTATGACCATGATGCTTGCAAACATTTACTGGAACAGATACAAGATCTGGCAAGAGGTATTGTCAACGATAAAGTTGGAGATACCGTTCCTGTAGAGTTTGATGACAAGAAGAAAAAAGTTCTGGACGATGCACTAAAAGATATTAAAGGAACTCGAATGGATGATGCCTATTACTACTTCAGAACTGATAAATAGATGTATGATAGAAGTCACAGAAAGAGCAAAAGAGTATCTTGCTAAAGTAGGAGATCCAAACGTATCACTGACTGTTAAGGGCGGTGGTTGTTCTGGGTTCCAATACGAGTGGGGTGTAACAGATGCAAAACCTACAGTTGCTAATCTCTGGTTAGATCCGTTAGCAGAAATGTTTGTATTTGGTTGTACTGTTGACTATGTCGAAGAACTTGGTGGTTCTTATTTAAAGGTAGTAAATCCAAACGCTACTGCATCTTGTGGATGCGGAGAGTCATTTGCGGTGTGACAAAAATCACACACAATAATAAAAAATTAAATAAAATAAAAAAAACTCTATATTGGGGTTGACATTGATTTGTTTTTATGCCATACTGATTTTGTAATAAGAGAGGATTTTACATTATGGCATATATGAGTCAAGAAAAGAAGAAAGAGTTATCAGGGGGAATCAAGGCGGTTCTTAAAAAGTATGGTGTGAAAGGTTCTATCGCAGTTCGACATCATTCTAGTTTAGTTGTCAATATTACTTCTGGTAAGTTGGACTTCATGAGTGCTTTCCAAAAGCACAATGATGAATATGCAAGGATGCGAGACGTACCTGCCCATGACGTAGGCGACAACATGCAGGTCAATGTTTATTGGGTTGAACGATGGATGGAAGATATTGGTGAGACCAAGATCGCAAACTTCTTCAAAGAATTGATTGCGGCAATGTCAGGTCAAGGTACTGGTTGGTACAACAAGTCAGACATCATGACTGATTACTTTGACGTTGCTTGGTATAACGACATCAATGTCGGTAAATGGAACAAGGGGTATGTACTTACCTCTTGACATTCATTTCATTTTGTGGTATTATTAATTTGTGAGGAGATTTGTAATGGACGTAATTGAAATTTGTGAAGACCTAGAACAACTAGATGGTCTTGAAGGAACTCAGATGTGGTACACTGCCTTTGAACACATCCAGAAGAAGTGGAAAGAACGTAAGGCAAAATATGAAGAAGAAGTTGAAATGCAACTTTCTTGGTTATGTGATTAGAGAGGAATTACATTTATGGCAAAACGTAAAATGACACCAGAACAACGGCAAGCGGCAAGTGAACGACTTGCCAAAGCACGTGAGAAAAGACTGAAGGAAAATCCACCTCAGTATAAAAACATTGCACCGTCTGTTCTTGAACGAGGTGAGGACGATCCGTTCTACTTTCGAAAGGTGCAGGGTTGGATCAAGACTCAGAAAGAGTTGTTATCATCTGCACGTCAATCCTTACGAAGGAAAGAAAAGGGTGCGGAGTCACGTGTTGCAAATCACCAAGCATACATTCGAAACCTAGAAACCTATTTACGAAGTGGTGACTATGTTGACGATTTCTATGGTGAAATGATGGAACATAAAATCAAGTGGCGGTGTGTTGCACCTGCCTATGATGCTGATGGGATGGCAAAGAGATCCTACGGAGTTTTCTATAATGATATAGGAACAGTGTACACTGGACAAGAGGAGTTCGCTTGATTAGATCACTAGAGTATGATCAACATACTATAATGGAAAATATTATGGAGTTAAACGGCATCGATTCTTTCGATGCCGACATAACATATGCGAATGGTGGTTTCTATAAAAAGTTGCCACAACCAAAAATGAAATTCGACATAGATCCTCAGACCGAAGACACAGTGCAAGCAAGCAGTGTTGATCTACCAGTCGAGGATGGTTCTTTATCTTCTGTTGTATTTGATCCACCATTCCTTACCTATGTGAAAAGCGGTAGGAGTGGTAATGGTAATATGGTAATGGCAAAACGTTTCGGTGGTTACTGGGCATACAACGAATTGGAAGAACATTACAAAGACACACTAAAAGAGTGTGCAAGAGTTTTAAGCAAGAAGGGCATCATGGTTTTTAAATGTCAGGACATTATCCATAACCATAGAATGCACTCAACTCACATCAACGTTAGTAACTGGATGCAACCTTGGTTTAGGTTGAAGGATCTTTTTATACTTGGTGCGAAGCATAGAATGTCTATCCCTGATAAGCAGGGAGAGAAGAAAAGAAAACAGAAACATGCCAGAGTATATCATTCATACTTCATGGTATTAGAGAGATTATAGGAAGGGTAATAATGTCAACTGTAGAAGAACAATTTCTAACCAAGAAGACTTTTTCAAGTCTAGTAGAAGAAACAGTTTATGATAAAGATATTGGGTATATGGAAGCAATCCTTCTGCTTTGTGAAGATAACAATATAGAACCAGAGGATGTTCACAAGTTTGTTTCCCCAATTATCAAAGGTAAGTTAGAGGCAGAAGCAACTGCTTTGAACTTTCTACCAAAGGTAAGCACAATAGACTCAGCATTTTTTGAATGATAAATACTAGACATTACAGTAAATATGTGTTATAATAATTCAGTAAAACTTCAGCAATAAGGACAATACGATGTCATTAGAAAATCTAAAACGCAACCGCGATCAAATCTCAAAACTTCTCCAAGCGGCAGAAGCAACCGAGGGAACCTCAGAAAAGAAATCATACGGTGATGACCGTATCTGGAAACCAACTGTCGATAAGGCAGGGAATGGTTATGCAGTGTTACGCTTTCTTCCTGCGAAGAACTCGGATGAAATCCCTTGGGTTCGTTATTGGGATCATGGGTTCAAAGGACCTACTGGTCAGTGGTATATCGAAAACTCACTAACATCAATTGGTCAACAAGATCCAGTTGGTGAGTTGAACTCACGTCTATGGAATTCTGGTATCGATGCAGATAAAGAAACTGCACGTAGGCAGAAGCGTAGACTACACTACGTAACAAACGTTCTTGTACTTCAAGATCCTGGTAATCCTCAGAACGAGGGTAAGGTGATGTTGTATAAGTTTGGTAAAAAGATCTATGATAAAATCATGGATGCAATGCAACCAGAGTTTGCAGACGAAACACCAGTAAACCCATTTGATATGTGGGGTGGTGCTGACTTCAAATTGAAGATCCGTAACGTTGAGGGATATCGCAACTATGATAAATCAGAGTTTGCAAGTCCGTCTGAACTTTATGGTGGGGAAGATTCTAAACTAGAACCACTAGTAAATCAACTCCATGATATTTCGGAGTTCACTGATCCGAAGAACTACAAATCATACGATGAACTCAAAGCAAAGTTGATGCGTGTTCTTGGTGAAGAATCAAGTATGGGTGCTCCTACTATGAAAGAGGAAATGCAGATGAATGAACCTGCACCTGCACCTACTTACGAAACTGTTCCACCTATCACTAAAGAAGAGGTGGTCTCATCTACGGATGATGATGATACAATGTCTTACTTTGCTAAGTTGGCAAACGAAGACTAGTATCCACTAACAAGTCTATCGAAGGGTCTAGGGTCTCCAGTAACAATACCTTGGTTGTTGGTTGTGCTCGTAGACCCTTCTATATTTGTATACGTAGCATATCCACCACCACCTTGTGCTTCTGCAGGAATCAGATCTTGACCTGCACCCATCATCCTTCCGATCAAACTATCTTGTGTGAGTGAATGCTTCTCTATCATTCTTGCAATGATTGCATTGAAAGTGTCTATAACTCCAGTATTATTTTCTATTACAGGAACTAGGTGTGCTTCCATACCTCTTTCTCTGGCACCCATACCCTCTGAAGCATCGAATGAAGTGTCGGGTAGTGTTCTA